GATATTAAGAAACGTATTGGAGATTTGATTGTGGACAGAATAGCATCAGATTTACGTGCATATGACTATTATCTGTTTTATCCAGAAGATTATACCGAAACAATTAATAGTGCATTTGAGAAAATAGAGAAGAAAATAACAAAAATGTATTCCGATGCGTTATTGGAAACAGCAACAGAATCAGTTACACGATTTAAAGATATTGCATTATCACATATAAACGAAACACAGGGGCTACAATTGAGGTCGTGTCATAAATGTGAACATTGTAATTTTAATAGATGTAAATTCTATGAAGATTACTATTGGCAAGCACATGACGGAATTTGTGCAGAAGAAGGATTTATCAATTTTAAAGAGAAAGTAGATTAATAAGGGAGATTACATATGAACATGAGACTTTCAGAAATTAAAATTCCTACGGATTTTGAAAGCAGTACACCAAATACATATAAGTATAATAAATGTGAAAGATACTATAAAGAGAATTATAAACAGGATAGATATTTAATTGTAAACGAAAATAATTATCTTATTGATGGATATATTATGTATCTTGTACTTAAAAATAATGGAGCTGAATACGGAGATGCACGAATAGTCACCTTAAATGGACGTAAATATACCGATAGACAGAGAAAACATTATGGGAAATTAATTCCAACAGATAAAAACGATACATACAAAAGAAAGCCTACTACATATGTATACGGTATTCATTATAAGGGATTCAATCATAAAACATATATGTGGAGAATACCTCCAACATGGACAGTTATGATAAAGGAATTACAGCCAGGAGATAAAGTCTATTGTAAAACAAGATTTGGTAAAGTTCCTGTAATCGTAACACAAATAGAAACGAAAGACAAAATTGATACGGATATGATTGTGAGAAAAGTTTGTTCACATAAAATAATTCGTGATGGAGAAATATTAAAATATGATAAAGGTAAAAATGCTTATGTGTAATCACAACTGGGTGTTGATCGAGAAGCCATGACATTTAAAATATGATTATGATGGATTAGAAGTTGTCATTGGTAAATGTCGATGCACGAAATGTAAGAAGATTAAGGACAGGAAGATGATTGGTCATCAGATTGGAAATATCTTTGAGGAGACAGGATAAAAGCGTGGTTTCATAGTAAAAATTTCTAATATTTCTTAATAAAATCCCATAAAAATTACAATTTAATATAAAGGAGATTAAAATTATGGCTATCGTTGGTGCAATCTTAGGTGATATTGCAGGTTCACAATATGAATTTGGTAGACCAATTGATTTAGATTGGAAGAATTGTAAGTTGTTTACTGATAGATGCTACTTTACAGATGATACTGTAATGACACTTTCTGCTAAATTAGCAATTATTAATAATAAATCTTTCTCAGATTCATATAGAGAATGGGGAAGAAAATATCCAAATGCAGGATATGGGAACAATTTTGAAACGTGGTTAAGATATGATGATAAAACCGCATACGGAAGTTTTGGTAATGGATCTGCAATGAGATGTTCTTATGTAGGAGAACATTTTAATACAGAGAAAGAAGTTATCGAATGGGCTACTAAGTCTGCTGAGTGTACACATAATCATCCAGAAGGAATTAAAGGGGCAGTTGTAACAGCAATGTGCATTTATATGGCAAGAACAGGTGCTACAAAAGCAGAAATATATGAATATGTGAAGAAGAATTACTCAAAAGACGATTATCAATATAGTGTTGAATATAAAATTGAAGACTATAGAAAGACATATCAGTGGAATGAAACTTGTCAAGGAAGTGTACCTGTTGCAATTAGATGTTTTTTAGAGAGTGATGATTATGAAAGTTTCTTGCGAAACGTGTTCTCATTAAAGTGTGATATGGATACGTTATGTGCTATAGGTGGTGGAATTGCGGAAGAATTTTATCATGGTACTGGACTTGACAATGATTATTTACTTGGACATTATCTGAATAGGAAATTGTATAGAATCGTAGAAATGTGAGGTGATAAATATGAAAATGTATATAGGGCAATTGTTAATTGGGGCATTATTTTCAATGATTTTTGCTGGTGGGGTATGGTTTATTTGCGATGATCCAAAATATGATACTCCCATAACTGAAAAGATTATCACAACTATAGGCTCATTTATTGTATTTTTTATAATGGCTTTTATTTTTATTACAGCAATGTTTTTAATATAATAAGATGAAATGAGTTTTAGGAGTAATTAAGAATGATAGAATTGATTTATAATATTATGTTAATTATGATACCTGTAATATATTTAATAAATGTTATTTACAATTGGATTTTCAGTGAAAAGAAATGAAAGAGAGTTAGTGTGATAAATTTAAAAACGTAGATGAAAGACTTGTTTTAAAGAAAGGAAATATCTATGAAAATTAAAATAAAGAGTGACAGAAATGAAGTAATCACATCATTGCAGGTAAAAGATTGTGAATTAACAATCTTTCAAGTGCCATCTAAAAGAACATCATGGATAAGATCATGGATAAGTAATGTATATACAGATCAAGACGGAGAATTATGTTATACAGTTGAAACATGTTTCAAGGAAAAAATCATAGAGCAACTTTCTAATGAAAATTTATTGAATGAACTAAAGAGAAGGATGGTGATTGAATGACAGTTAAGAAACTATTAATTGGATTGCTCATATCTGGATTAGCACTTTCTTTTACTGGATGTGGCGACAATGGAACAATTACTAAAGAAGGAAATAAATATCATATATTTGGTCAGTTTGTTGAGATTAAAAAAATAAAATTTAGAGATCCTATGACTAACATGTTAATTGATGAATTTTTTCTTTATGATACAGAAACTAAAATTGTATATGTTCTCTTAAATGGTGATGTTGATAGTGGCATTACGCCATATTATGTATTAGATGAAAATGGCAAACCAGAAATCGCAATCTATGGAGAAAATTATAATGGATAAAGAGAAAGAAAAATTATCTAAAGAGATATTTCTTATTTGCAAGGGAAGATACAATTGCGAAAAGTACGGATCAGTATTTAATGCAATGAATAAATATTATCACAAATATTATTGTGATGACATTGACATTACTTATCAACTTGCTAATCAGATATTTTTATTTCCTATGGTTGAATGGGTATTGGAGAATCATAGAGATAATAAGTTGCATTCGTTGTTGTATCACATATTTAATAATGATTCATTCTGGAACGGAGAATGTAATTATAATGAGAACTTGTTTAAAAAGATTCTAAATTGGGTTGTGATAATAGATGTAAAAGATTATAACGAAGAAACTGGTAAATATGAATGGATTATTGACTTCTCTGATTTTGATGGAAAGGATGTTGACCTAGAATGATTAAGAGTATCAAACAAGGTGATAATATAGGTGTGGCAAAATAAGTTCAAGGATCTGTTGTAGACGTATATACACATCCAAAATTTAAAGGCATGTATGGATTTGTATATAGAGGTGAGAAGTGGACTTGTAGTGATTATGCTTTTAATGAGGAATATAAATCATGAAATGGATTAAGGAAAAGATAATTTTGTGGCTATTTGGATATGATTTTCCAAGGTATGTAAGACAGTTTTACAAAGAACAGGATCAGATTATCAAAATGTATTCTGAAATGTTACGTGAAGAAGAGAAACTTCTTAGATGGCTTAAAATAGCAGAAGAAAAGAGGTGTAAATAGTGGAAGAAACTATTAAGAATTATGATTCTTATACATCAGGAATGGGGAAATCAAGTGCAGATAAACTATTTTGGATGAGTAAAATTGAGAAGATTAACACTGTTGTTGATTTTGGATGTGCTGATGGCACATTAATTAGAGAAATGAATAGTGAAATGCCAGATTTACAATATATAGGATATGATAATAGCAAGGATATGATTTCTCTTGCGGGAATAAGGACGCCTCATGAACTAGAAAACATTCAATATGTAAGTGATTTAAAAGAATCTTTGAAAGAAAATAACCCAAATAAAACATTATTAAATTTATCGAGCGTGATTCATGAAGTATATTCTTATTCAAATATTAATGGAATTGATAAGTTTTGGAATAATGTTTTTGGATATGATTATGGATACATAGCTATCAGAGATTTTTGTGTAAGTAGATCAGTCAATAGGCAGAGCGATATTAATGATTATACAAAAGTAATCAGGGGAGCAGACGAATTACAGATAATGGATTATGAATCAATATGGGGAAGTTTACGCGATAACAGGAATTTGATTCATTATCTCATGAAATATAGATATAAAGAGAATTGGGATAGAGAAGTGAGAGAAAACTATTTTCCAATTACTCTTGAACAATTACTTAGTAAAATTCCTACATATAAATATGAAATTATATATTTTGAAGATTATATCTTGCCTTTCACATCTAACAAAATCAAACAAGATTTCGATGTCGATATTCACGACAATACTCATGTTAAATTATTATTGCAATTGAAAGAAGGTGTAAATAATTGATCTGTGTAGGAGACAGAGTTAAATATCTAGGTTATGTTTACGGTATGTTTTGGAAAGAAGGAGTAGTTGTTAAAGAAAATACAGATATTGTACAGGTTGAATTTGACAATGGGATAATTCTTTACCTATATAAAAAAGATGTTGTAATAATTGAAAGTGAGGATAATAATATGGCGAAATTAGAAGGATATAAGGCGATTGCAGTAACAAAAGAAGGATACTACGGAAAGAAATATTTTTATGCAATCTATGATGATGGAAAAGTATATGTAGCAGGTGACAAAATTGTAGTAAGTGGCGCAAACAATGGAGTTCTTACAATCGAGGAAATTATTACACCAGATGAATGTAATAGAAATATTACCGCCGAAGTTATCTGTAAAGTTGATACATCAGCATATGATAAACGTGTGGAAGAACGTAAAGAGAAAGCTGAACGTAAGAAAGAAGCTGATAAAATTAAGAAACAGATGGATAAAATGATTACAGAAATGGATCAGACAAAGAGATATGAGATGTATGCAAATGATAATCCTGAGTTAGCGGAGAAATTGAAAGCATACAAGGAGCTGATTGGAGAATAATGAATAAAGAAAAGATACATAAATTTCGTAGGAAGTTAGGTTGGATTGTTTTTCTGGGTGGGATGGTAGCAAACGTGATAATTTCATGGGGATTTTTGTTCATGAAACCCGTCTTTCATCTGTTATTTTCCATTGCAGCAGGAGTATTTTCGGTCAAATTATTGGCAATTTCGCTTTTAAAATGCTTTTTAGCACCTGTTGTATGGTATATATTATTATGGACGATAGAAGTTATCACGGGATATTTGGGAGATTATTAAAGATATAGGAGGATTATAGCGGTGGCGGTATTTAAAACAGAAGACGGTAGAGAGTTAATTTTAACTTGCAGGTGTGGATGTGATGATGGAATCCACTTTAAGATTGATAAGGATTTCGAGGACTATATGTATATGACATACACGAATGGTAATTTTTATCGTGATCAGGACAATGGATTCTTTAGAACATTAGGAAGAAAGTTACGAAAAGTTTTTGCAATCTTATTCAATCAAGATTACTATTATGCAGAAGCAGTATTTTCAAAAGATGATTTTGAATCGTTTAGAGAATATATTAATAGTTTTGCAGTACATAAAGAAAACTCCACTGACGTTGTGGACAATCAGTAGAGTTATTGGAATAGATCAAGACCAGTGATCTATGTAGAAAATCATATCATGTTTCTATGACTTGTTCAAGTCGAAGTTTCCAAAGCAAATAAAATTGAATAGAGGTGAATGCAAATATAAAAGTAAAAAGATGTGAACAAGTAATTATTAGAAAGAATCATCCTAAATTTAAAATGATAGATCAACAGTGCTTTTGTTCCAAGAATTTGTATAATGAAGCAAATTATGTATTACGTCAAGAATTTATAAATAATGATAAATACATAAGCTATTATGATATGAATAAAGAATTTAAAACACATGAGAATTATAAACTTACATTCAGTCAACCTGCAAATTGTACTTTAAGATTGTTGGATAAAAACTGGAAATCTTATTTTAATGCAATTAAAGATTGGAGTAAAAATCCAACTAAATATTTAGGTAAACCAAAACTTCCAAAATACTTAAAGAAAGACGGAAGGTTCATATGGATGATTCCAAATAATCAACTTCATTATAACTATGAAAAGGGAACAATTCATATAAGCAATCGTTTAGTAAATGATTATGATTGGAAGTGTCGTTGTTTAGGAAGAATAATTCAAGTTAGATTTGTTCCAAGAGGATCTTGTTATGTGATGGAAATTATCTATGAGACAGAAATTCCAGATACAAATAAAGAATCAAAAAATATAGCAGCTATTGATTTAGGCGTAAACAACCTTGTAACTATGACAAATAATATCGGATTAAATCCAATTATTATTAACGGCAAGGGAATCAAAAGCGTAAATCAGTATTATAATAAAAGACTTGCAAAAGAAAGATCAATGCTGAAAATACGACATAATAAAGATTGGTCAAAGAAATTAGATATGATTACTTTTAAAAGATTTCAGAGAATAAAGAATTACATGCACAATACAAGTCATTACATTGTAAGTTTGTGTATTGAAAATAATATCGACACATTAGTAGTTGGTAAAACCAACAAATGGAAACAAGAATCTGGGATGAATAAGAAATCTAATCAGAATTTTATAATGGTTCCATATCAAATATTATTACAACAACTTAAATATAAATGTGAAAATGTTGGAATTAATTACATTGAGCAAGAAGAAAGTTATACATCTGGAACAAGTTTCTTAGATGAAGAAAATCCAATTAAAGAGAATTATAATAAGAATAGACGTATTCAAAGAGGATTATTCAAAAGTAATTCTGGGCTATTAATTAATAGTGATATAAATGGATCATTTCAGATTATGAAGAAAGTATTCCCAAATGCGATTAGCCGATATGGGATAGAGGGTGTTCTAACCCCTATAGTTATAAATGTGGCGTAAGTTACATGATTTACTATGAACGTATTTATTATTAAGTACGATAGAATCTTGCTTTTAGGAGGTAAATAAATGAGTAGTTGGTGTTACATACAAGGAGCAATAACAGTATCTCCAATAGGACGCACACAAGCAGAGAAAAGATACATTCTTGATACTGTATTGGCACATTTGCCGATAGTTTCTGGTTCAGAGAAAGATATGGATGTATATGTAATTCAGAAGAATGGTCATAACAGCTCTAGTTCCTGTGATGAATTTGGAGAAAGAACAAATAATTTAACCGACTGGTATGGTGATAGAACAAGAAGTAGAGGAATGTTGTGTACACAAGATGAATACATCTTAGTCGTAGACGCTGCATTAAGAGATAGAGAATTTGATCAGACGTACAGAGAATTTACGAAATGGCTTGTACGATTAGGTAAAAGAGTCATGATTGATAATATTCTTGTAAAAATTAGTGGATATGATAAATCTACAATCATCAAAGATTATCGTGTACAGAATGAAAAATATTCATATCAAAATGTTTTCTTTAATCTATTTGAAGGAACAAGTTGGGTGAAAGATGATGGAGAAGTTAATTGGTGTGAATATATGTTATATTCAAGGGCGAAGGACTCTAATTATCCTATGATGTTAGCATACAAATACTTCAATGATAAAGAAAATGATGAAGAAGTAGAGAGAAGAATGAAATATGAAAAAGGTAAAAAAGTATAAAGAGAAATATAAAACAGGAATGATATTCAGAAGTAAGAAAGATCCTTGGACTGATTTTGTGATTAATTATGTTTCATATACGAGAGAATCTGAAACAGCTTATACATTTAATATGAACTCAATTATAGGTTGGACAAGGATTAATCAAGAAGCCTTCGATAAAAATATCAGTGTGTCAAAAGGAATTGATTATGATAAAGTCAAAAATCATGAAGTGAGTACATTTCCATATTCGTTTTTCGGTGAGATGCATCAGAAATCTATGGATAATTATATCAGAAAATATGAAATGGAATTTTGTGGTATGAGTGATAAAGAAGTTATTGTATTCAATGATGATGCTTTTGAGTATTGTTCTGGATTTAAAAAGTAACATCATGATAAAAATTAAAATATGGAGGACGTAAAATGAAATTATTTAAAACAGTAGATGAGAAATTAGCAGAAATTGGATTTACAAAAGAAAAAGAAAATGAGTATGGGTGTGTATATAAAAGAAAAGATAAGAAATATAATTTTACACAAGAAGTTGTCATTGGATACAAAGAATCTGGTAGACATATTTTACAGTCATATGATCCAGATTTAGGAGATGATAAAGGAATTGGAAATACCTGTGTAGGACTTACAGGATATGAAATGAAGCTATTTCTTAAAAAGATGAAGCGGATGAAAATGTATTCTGGAAAGAAAGTAACTATCGAATAATGGAGAATGAAAAAATGAGTAATTGTAAATTTTGTGATAAAGGTGTTCCACTTATAATAGGTAAGACTAATGATTATGGTGTAGCAATTCAATATCCTAGAAGACTTATTGCATACGGATATGATATTCATGGATATGATTCAAATGGATTGGTTGTTAAAATTAATTATTGTCCTATGTGTGGTAAGAAGTTGAGTGAGTAGAAGAAATTGGCATTTCAAAGGAGAGAATATGTTAATAAGAAGTCAAGATAAAACAAAATTAGTAGATATTGCAGGAAAAACAATTTCAATTAAAAGAATCAATTCTCATACAAGCAATATTGAAATTGTATATGCCAATAGTTCAGTAGTATTGGGATCATATAATGAAGAAAATGCGTTAAAAGTTTTAAATTTCATTGAGCGTTTTTATTGCAAAAGGGATTCTGAATATCATACGTTGCGGATGCCAAAAGACGAAAATGTAAGCAAAATACGTGTGTAATAAAGTATAGGGGATGATTCAAATGGAAAATAGAGAGAAATTTGCTAAAGAAATTTTGGATATTGCTTGTAAAGGCGATACGTTTTCAGTTACAAAGTCGGGTGAAATTACTTTTTGTGATCGTTTTAAATGTGATATGTGTAAATTTAATGATTCTACTGGTGAAAAAAGTTGTAGAACCAAACGATATGAATGGTCGAAATATAAGTATATAGGAAAATCTACAATTACATCAAGAGAAAAGAACTTCCTTGATGCCCTTCCATCTAAGTGTAAATATATTGCAAGAGATAAAGATAATTTACTTTATGCTTATTATGACAAGCCAATACGCGGTAATAAATTTTGGATAACTAATTATGCATTTCATGATATGCCAAAAGATATGCATGGTGATGTTTTTAGTTTCATTAAATGGGAAGATGAAGAACCTTGGAGTATTGATGATTTGAAGAAATTAGAGGTGAAGGATGAATGATTTAGACGATTACGAAGAAGATCCATATGATTACTGCTATGAATGTGGTGGTTATGGTGACGATTATTATACGGACGAAGATGGAGAATTGGTCTGTAGATGTCCTGAATGTCCTATGAATCCTAATTATGATTATTGGGAGGAATGATAATGTCATTGTGTGAAAAAACAATAAGACAATTGGAAGAAGTATATCAACGGAATATACGTTGTAAAGGTTCATTTAGTAAAGAAGAAAGTCCAGAATTATATAATATGTGTAAACATTGTGAACAATATTGTGGTGAAAAACATAATTATAGGGAATGTAGAAATGTGCAATGTTTTATAAACTGGTTGGCTTTAGAGTATCTTGATTGGATAAATGGTTACTAATATTTATTTTATCTAAGTAAATTTCTATGGGTGATCACCCAAATTATTTCCAAAAACAAAGAAATATTATTTTTATCGGATAGTTGAAAATGTCCGATTTATGCAGCATTACAGAATTTATAGAAAGGAATTTAGGTAACTCCTAGGTAATTGAGATTGCGCAATCCCCTATAAAATAAGGGAATTTGAGTCATTTAGTTGAAAATAATATTTCATTTTAGAAGGTGATTTGATGATTAATATTCAAGATGTTTCGTTATTAAAGATAACGAAAGTGAGAGATTGGTCTGTTCTTTTTGATTATGATGGAAAACATTATTTATTGCATGGAACTGGCGAAAGTGGAGAACCTGATCGACAAGAATTGTACGAGAGAACTCTAAATCAAAATGGAAAATATGATTTAGAGTATAAAAATGCTTGCTATGGAACTGAATATGTATCAAGAGATTACATTAAAAGTAAGAGCAACAAAACTATTGTTTATAATCAAATTGATAAAGATTTTTTCGCTTATAAATTGACTAAACGAGGATTTGCGAAAGGTATTATGGAAGATAAAGTACAATATGAAAACGATAGAATAGATAAGATTCAGAAGCAAATTAGAATATTTGAATATAAAATTTCTGAACTGAGAAGAACAATACAAGATTATATTTAAAATATTTTAAGGAGAAATAATACATGATTAAATATATTTGTGATTTATGTGGCAAAGAAACAAATAATAAATCTTATTGTATACCAATAAAAATATATGGAACGTCTGGTTGTACATATTTTTCAAAATATCTTTCAAAAGAAGTTTTATTGTGTTCTTCATGTAGAGATAAGTTTAGTGATCTTGCTTTAAAATTGGCTGCGAATGATGAACTATATGAAGGATTGAAATTTGATCCAGATGATTAAATGCAAGGAGAATTGATATATGTTAGAATCTTATGAATGGAAAAGTCAGATATATTTACATCCACCATATAAAATGAATGATTTGTATTATAAAGTTTGTTGTTATTGGAATGTAAAGACTGAAATGTATGATTCTATTTTAGCCGACAGTTATCTATATGACTCAGCATACATTTCAAATTCTAAACTTCGTGGCTATTCTGCCGAATATTCCCGTCAGATATTTCTGTTTTGTCAACACGTACTTATTTGTGAATGTGATAAACCGTTTGATGAAAACTTATGGAAGAATATAAATAACAATAGATATACTGCTCGTCAGTGGATGAAAGAATATGAAAAATTAAAGTCTAATGGAGAATTAGATTTTATAGAAAAATATAATAAATAATGAAAAGGAGATTGAATGAATTACGAAGATTTTCTAAAACAAAAGGATTATGTTCTGGAAAGTAGTGGATTTAATATTGATAAGATAAACTAAATTCAATTGAATCATTGGAAGAATTATCTGAAAAGTGGGAAACGCAGCTATTAAAAGATTGATAAAACAATATTAGATATAAAGTGTACAATATGCACAAAACAAGAATTGGAATATATTGATTTCTCGTTGCATTTCAAACGAATTTTTGTGCATATTGTATAGAGGTATTAGATGAAACACGAGTTTCAAAGGAGGAATAATTTATGAGTTATATTATTAAATCACCAGACGAACTAAAAGATCCATTCTTATGTTATTGTGTATTCCATAGATTTATGGAAGAAGCTGGAGAAGATTACATTGATTACAATGAACGTATTGTAAATGGGACACCATTATTGTTCTGGATGCTTGGTAAAGGATATATTTAAGATAAAGAAACAGAAGAAGTATTAAAGAGAAGTAATGGGAGATATATTTATGTTTCAGATATTTTAAAAGACGATGCGATTTTTAAAGAGAGTTACGGTGACACATCAATTGGATCAGCAAAATCATATAGCATTTTAGCAGAATATATGTGTCAAATTTCTGAGTTCAGACAAAGATTATATGATAGTGTGAATAATAATGCGACATGGTTTGAGAATCATGAATTTTACAAAGATGAAAATGAGATTAGTCTTGCGTGTATTATCAGTGATGAAAATATAATTGAAAGTAAATTATATTCTTTAGAAGAATTAAAAAATATGACAGTATATGAATTTGATGATTTATCATATAAAGATCAGTTTAATGCAGTAAGAAATCTTACTATTAAAGAAGCCGATAGTGTAAAAGAAAAATATGAATAGTTAAAAAATTAAACGCTGGTTTCATGACAATAACAACACCATATATAGCATATTGATTGATGGAATGTACTATATAGCGTATACATAAAAGGAGAAGATATGAGTAAATATTGGAAGAATATTGATAACAATAAATATGGGAAATTATGCTATGCATTGTATTTTATACCATTTGATGAAGATGAAAACGATGATAATATTCTTGCCATTGTAGCACAAGATAATAAAATTCCAGAATGTTATAATTATGTGTCAAGAGAAATGAATGTAGAAGATGATGATTTAATGGCTGAAAGTATCGAAGATGCAAAAATACAGATTGAAGAGAAATTAATTGAATTTTGGGAAGATGAAATTGCAGAAATAGAAGATAAAATAGAAAAGTTTAAAGAGGGATAAAATATGATTTTAAAAAGAAAATACGAAGGATGCTGTAGAGATGAATATTATTGTGAGCTAACAAAGGAATTGGATATTTTATCTGGACTAAATAAACGAGAATCATATGAAGGATGTAAATATAGGCATTATATATATGCAACCGATTCTGACAAGAAAGAACATTGTTACGCTATTAGAGTTCCTGGTGGGACATTAGGAGATATTGTAACGGATAATGATGATTATATTATTGATGTAGTTATAGATATTGATTATGTGATTAAAACATATCCAAACAATGTAAATGAGGTTATTAAGAAGAAATACATTGGTAAGAAGATAGAATTTGAAGAGGTAGAGTAGATGATTGCAATAAGCAAAATTGCTTTTGAAGCATTACGAAATACGGACGGAAAAATTTCAAGAAAACCTTTGGAGTGGTGGAGAAGAAGTAAACTGGTATGTATTTGGTTCATATTGTGTCTGTTTGCAGAGATTCCAATAGTAATATTAAGATTTGTATTTATGGCAATTTGTTTTATTCCGCATAAAATTTATGAGCATTTAGAAGATATGTCTTTTTAGGAGGTAGAGTAGATGGTTAATTTAATGAACACATGTGTTTTGGTCAAAACACGAAGAGAATATGAATATATTTTAAATGAAGCTGAAAAGCAGGGATTTCACTGGTATAAAAAAGATGATTGTGAACCATTTGAACAATACACATTTCCAGATATTTTAAAATTCTCATCAGATAATATTGTTTATAGAAGAAGTAGAATTTCTTTGGGCTATACTTTCTACGAAGCATCAGAACTTCTCGGAACAAAAGAAATGACAGCAAGAAAGTTTATTGAGTGGTATTCAAAATTAGATAGTTCATGCAATGCACGTAAGTGTCAAGAATGTGTATTGTATATGAGGAATACTAAATGCAGTAGCAGTCTTTGCTATATATCCGCTTGGAAAGAAAATATAGACAAAATACTTGAAATTGCAAAATCAGGAAATTTTACAGTGCTTACAGAAGAAAAAGCAATTGACACACTTGAAGAGTTTATCCATAATCCAGATCACGCAACATTAAATGATGAGTTTGTTGAGTCTTTAAAGTTGGCGGTGGAGAAACTGAAAAAGGTGAAGTAAATGGGAGAATTAACACTTGAAGAAGCTATTGATCATGCAAAAGAAGTAGCAGAAAAGAATTATAAAGGTGCAGATTTTGAATCAATTGATTCTGTAGACAATGATATAAAGACTAATTGTATAAAATGTGCGGAAGAACATATGCAACTTGTAAAGTGGTTGGAAGAATTAAAATTTTATAAAGAAGCAGAAGAACATGAATTACTGTTGAGATTACCAGTACCTATCGGTACGATTGTATATTGTATCTATACAAGTATGACAGGTAAGAATGCAACTATTCTTGCGGATCGTTTTACTGTTGACATGTGTAAACCTTGGGGAACGTTTGTATTTGCTACAAAAGAAGAAGCTGAGAAGAAGTTGGAGGAAATGAAAAACGATGGATCGAAGAAATAGAAAGTATTATTTGGTTGACATACCATCATCACCATATAGTCATAATGCGTGTATTAAAAAGTTGAAAGAAATTAGAACGGTAAAAATTTCAAATCCTTATGATTTCGATAAAGATAGGGAGTATGGATACGCAAACTGTTTAATTGGATTTTCTAATAATGTAGAAAATTCTGTTCTTACAATTTTAAATTCAAAATGGGAGTATGGTTATAAAGCAAAATATAAAGAAATTACTAAAGAAATGATTGGACATTAAAGTTAAAACGGCAGTTTCATTTGGAGAAATAAAGCACATAACAATAAATAATATATAAAACAGGAGGAATAAAAAATGATGAACAATTTTTTAAACGGGATGTTTGGGAAAGTTGGAAGTGGAATGTGTAGGCTTTCAATGAATGGAGGAATTGCAGTAAAAACATCAAACGGGTACAAAAGCTACAATGTTAAAACAAGTAAACTTACTAATTGTAGCAATTTTGTGTTTGATATTGGAGAAGAATTTTTCTTTGTAATTCCAACAAATAAAGTAGAAAAAGGGGATATTATTTTAGTTAATAATAAACCAAAATGTGTCATTGAATCTGATAAAACTAAAATTACTGTAATTAATTATGAAGATTCAACAGTAGAGACTATTTTACCTGAGAGACATGTATTTATGGGTAATACATATTTTTATGGGAAAATTGTTTCAATGTTTGGACGTGATATTTTAAAAGGAAAGAAAGGCACAAACAATATTTTTAAATATATGATGCTTTCACAAATGATGAAAGGTGAAAACAATTCTTCTGGAATGCTAAATGGAAATAGTGGAGGAATGAGTGCCATGTTACCATTTATGATGATGGGTGGAAATATGGGAGAAATGTTTGATGGAATGTTTGATTTTGATACAGACAATGATACAGATGTAGAAGAAGAGGAGGAAGCATAATATGGGATGTGGATCATGGACAAGAGCTAGTTATACAAGTTATTCAAAATCAGTAGGAAGAAGTGTTTCAAAAGATGGAACAATTAGTGGTTCTTATTCTAATCAGGATATGTTCAAAGCTACAAATATTGATCCTGCACTGAATCCCAAAAATGTAATCAGGGAATGTTGCGACACAGAAGAACATCCAAATACAGTTCCAGTTATTTTAGCATTAGATGTTACTGGATCTATGGGACAAGCTGCCGTTGAAGTAGCAAAGAAACTCAATGTAATTATGACTAAATTATATGAGAAAGTAACAGATGTTGAATTTCTCATTATGGGGATTGGAGATTTAGCATGTGACATTTACCCTATTCAAGCTTCTCAGTTTGAATCAGATATTCGTATTGCTGAACAGCTTGATAAAATTTATTTTGAATTTGGTGGTGGTGGAAATAATTACGAGTCTTATACCGCAGCATGGTATTTTGGTTCTCGTCATACAAAGCTTGATTGTTTAAATCGTGGAAGAAAAGGAATTATCATCACTATGGGAGATGAACAGCTTAATCCATATCTTCCGTTAAGAGGTCGTTATAGCGGATTGATTGAAGCAACAGGGGATAATCTTCAAGATGATGTAGAAACAAAAGATTTATATAATGAAGTTTCTAAAAAATTTAATATTTATCATTTAGATGTAAATCATGGTCGTAGATGGGACGAAGATGAGATTGAAACATCTTATAGAAAATATCTTGATGATGTTCATTTTAGAAAAGTGACTATGGATAGTATTACGAATGAAATTGTAGACATTATCATTAATGAAGCAGAAAATAATGTAGTAAATTCAGTTACAACATCTTCTGGTTCAGAAGAAATTACATGGTAGAATAGGAGAATTAAAAGATGAAAGACATTAAGATTGTAATTGGAGCAAATTTTGGAGATGAAGGAAAGGGTTTGATGACAGATTATTTTTCGCAAAAATCCAATAGTATTGTTGTGTGTTCAAATGGTGGAGCGCAAAGAGGACATACTGTAACAACACCAACTGCAATTAGACATGTCTTTCATCATTTTGGATCAGGTACATTTAACAATGCAAGTACATATTTATCTGAGGATTTTATTATTAATCCGATTATTTTTAAACAAGAATATGATGAGTTAGTAAAACTTAATCATAATCCAAATGTATATATTAATCAAAATTGCATGATAACAACCCCATTTGATATGATGGCTAATCAAATCGTTGAGGAAAGTCGTGGTAAAAATAAACATGGTAGTTGTGGATTAGGGGTTTTTGAGACAATTAAAAGATATAGAGCTGGTGTAACTGATTTAGATTACAATATTAAAGAATACTATTTGGAACAATTTAAAAAGGAGGACATTGAATTATCAGGCGAATGGTTGAAAATTTTTTTTGATAATGGTATATTTGAACATTTCTTAGAAGACTTGGATTTTATGAATAGCCATTCATTGTGTATTTCAGATGAATATTTCTTAAATCAGTATGACAATGTTATTTTTGAAGCAGCACAAGGGCTTTTACTTGATCAAAATAATATTGATTATTTTCCACATCTTACCCCATCTAACACTGGAATTAAAAATCCCAAGAAAATAATTGAAAATATTGAATGGAATGATGATATAAATATTGAAACTTGTTATGTATCTCGTACTTATTTAACAAGACATGGCGCAGGGAAATTCCCATCAGAATGCAATAAAAATTTTATTAACGAATATATGTATGATAAAACAAATGTTCCAAATCCTTTTCAAGATAGATTAAGATATGGACATCTTAATCTAAGAGAACTATATAATAGATGTTCTGATGATATTGGAGATTTTGGAAACACAAAATCAATTGCAATTACCCATTGTAACGAATATGACAAATGGGATAATGATTTGCTTATAAATTTATTTAATGATTGGAATATTTATTATTCTGATGGAGAAACCCGAAATGATGTAGATTTAAGATAAGCTGAAATGTTGTTTTCAAGGAGGTTAAGATGAAAAGACAGATAAGAAAATCAGTTTTTGAAACAAATTCGTCAAGTACACACGCTATTTGCATTACTAAAAAGAAAGATAATTATAAACTTCCAGATCATATTGATTTTGAATTTGGCGAGTTTGGGTGGGGATATGACGAATATAGTGATACACATAATAAAGCATCATATTTAATTACCTCAATTTTTAGTTTTAGTAAAAGTAAAACAGATGAAAACCTTGCACGATTAAAAAATATTTTGGACTCTCATAATATTACATACTCAATCCCAGAACCAAAAGTTGAATTAGATAGGTGGAGAGGGAAAGAATATTATTATTATGATATTGGTGATAATTACATTGACCACGTAGGAGAAACGCAAGACTTTGTAGATGCGGTTTTATCAGATTCAGAAAAGTTATTTAGATATTTATTCGGAAATTCTTTCATTATTACAGGCAATGATAATGACGATAGCTACAGGGATAGAATGTGTATTTATGAAGGTGAAGAAGAAACAGATTATGGATGCTACCCGATTTACGGAGATTTAAAACCTGAATTTAATGATTATGAAATTTATGAGAAAGGAAATTAAATTATGAAAAGACAAGTAAGAAGAAATGTATTTGAAACTAACTCAAGCTCAATGCATAGTCTATCAATTGCAAAAAGAGGAGTAACAGAGTATTTACATGTTGACGAATGTACAAACAAAGTAGTTACAGAGTTTGGTGAGTTTGGATGGGGTTATGACGAATATAATGATCCAGAAACAAAATTATCATATCTTGTAACTATGATTGGCGAATCTCATAATTGTTATTCTATTAAAGAAATATATGAGACTAATGATTTTAAGAAAATTAATGATGTGGTTTCAGCAAGATGTGAATGTGATGGAATTGAAATTAAAAATGTTGATGGATATATTGACCATCAATCAATAGACACAATTGATGGTCTAATGAAAGAATATGATTGTACAATTGAACAATTTATTTTTGATAAAGGAATTACTTTAGTAATTGATAACGATAATTAATAGGAGGATTGATTTTATGAAGAGACAAATTAGACGAGGAACTTTTGAGACAAATAGCAGTTCTGTTCATTCGCTTACAATGTGTACACAATCAGATTATGATAGATGGAAAAATGGAGAACTTATTTATGATTATTGGGAAGATAAATTAATTCCACTAGATAATACAGATCACCATGATGATGACAGATATTATACATATGATCGTTTTAATGAGTATGGAGCACTTGATTATGAAACTTTTGAAGATACATTTACGACAGAAAATGGTGATACAGTAGTTGCATTTGGATATTACGGTCATGATTGATTAGGAGGGTTAAGAATGGGATTATTAGGAAGATATAAAAACGGTAACTTTGTGACAACTATTTTGAGTGATGGAACAAAAATTAGAGAAACAAAAGATGATGAATTTATTCCTAGCTTTGCTGAAAACATGGATGTAAAAATTTGTAACTATTGTGATATGGGATGTAAATTTTGTCATGAGGGTAGCACAATAAATGGCAAGTTTGGTAATATTTTAAATGAAAAATTTATTGATACTTTACATCCATATCAAGAAATTGCAATTGGCGGTGGTGATGCAACCAGTCATCCTGATTTAATTCCATTCTTACAAAAACTAAAAGAACGAAAAGTTATTGCAAATATGACTGTTAATCAGATCCATTTTGAAAAGAAACAAGAATTAATCAAAAAGTTAGTTGACGAGAAATTAATCTATGGTCTTGGCGTTTCGCTAGTAAATTCCACAAAACATTTTATTGAACTTATAAAACAATATCCAAATGCAGTTATTCATGTAATTAATGGTGTGTTAAAACCATCGGATGTAAAAGCATTAGAGAATAATAATTTAAAGATGTTAATTCTTGGATATAAACATTTGCGTAGAGGTAATGAGTATTTTGAAGAAGAACAGAATGATATTGAGACTAAGCAGCAATGGTTATATGAAAATCTTGAAGATATTATTCAGAAATTTAAAGTTGTGAGTTTTGATAATCTTGCGATTGAGCAATTAGATGTAAAAAGATTATTGACTCAGGAAGAATGGGATGAGTTTTATATGGGTGATGACGGAAAAATTACATACTATATCGACATGGTAGAACGCAAATTTGCTCAGAGTTCTACTGCCCCGTTTAATAAAAGATATGATTTACTTGACTCAGTAGACGATATGTTTCATGTTATTACAAATTTATAGAGGATATGATATGACAGAACAAGAAATGATTGAATATTTAAAATCAACAGGATTATACGAAGAACATGAAGATTTCTTTTATGAAAAAGAAATGATAAATACAAATAAAACAGTTCCAATTAGTGATCTTATTGAAAGATTTATTGAAATTGATAAAGAATTTGAAGGAAGACCTTGGAATATCTTACAAATTCTTGCAAATATTAATATGATTATTCCTGTAGAGGATAGAAAATAACGGATAAAATGCGTCTTTCATGAGGTGAGAAATATGTTTGAATTAGAATTATTTGATAAAATTCCAATGTCTGTTTATAAATTAATTTATGAACAAACTTTTGAATCACAAAGAATGCAAGATGAAGATGAATTATATTTTACACATGGAATATCTGATCCAAATAGTTGCGATTATCATATGATGGATTTTGAAACAACTGAAATTTTAGGTACATTTATGGATTTACGTCCAGTATCTCCAAATCAATTAAAGAGGATATTAATTTTAGGCTATTTATTTAATATGGTTTTTGGTAGATATTATACGGATAAAAATGAGGAATAATAAATGGATGAATTTACAGTAACCTTAGAATTGTTATTTATGGTGTTACTTAGTGGATGCGTATTAATTGGGAGGAATAAAGAATGAGATTGATTGATGCAGATAAAATAATTAATTCTCTTGGAAGTTCAGATGTAGATTTATACATATCTGGATTGATTGATGAACAGCCGACAGCTTTTGATGTGGACAAGGTTGTGGAGCAGTTGAAACAGTTAAAAATGAGATACTTCTTAACAATTGCAAATACGGGAGATGCCGATAAAGATTGTGCTTATAAAAACATTGCAAATACAATTGATAGAGCCATTGATATTATAAAAGG